TAGTTAAGATGATACTAGAAACAGCACAGATGTTATCAACTACCTATCGTGTATTGAGTAGTGAGAAGTTAGCAGACGATGTGGGCATGTACAAAATGGCACACAAGAACCATCCTTCCTGTGTATGGATACGAAATGATGTCTGGAATTATTACTGGGCTGTATCTTTACTTTCTGCATTGTGTGAAGAGTACACTTATCGTTACGATAAGCACCATGCTAGTGAGAGATTGCTTCATTACTTTCAAAAGCATGTGCCTTACGGAATAGAGATGAAAGCACAAGACATAACCTTTCCACAGTGTATGCCAGACGAGTACAAGGTTGAAGGTGATCCTGTTTCTGCATACCGTAAGTACTACAAAGGGGAGAAAGCTTACTTTGCTAAGTGGAACAGAGGTAGAGAGGCACCTGCATGGTGGGACGATGGAATGCAAGAGTTCAAAGAACATTTTGCAACAACTGAAGAACTATTAAAGAAGGTAATTTCAAATGATAGGCTTGCTTTACATGAGGGCGTTAGAGATGACAACAAAGAAACCAATCAGCAAGAATCCATATGCCAGAATTAAAGAATGGAAACTCTTTCGTAAGAGAGTTCTTCAGTCTAAGAAGAGGTATGATCGTAAGAAGTTTAAGCTTGACAAATCAGAAGGAAAAGAGTAATGTCTGAGAATACTGCTGTTGTTCCTTTTTTATTATCAAGATCGGAGTATACAAAGTTATGGCTAAAGCTAAAGAACAGAGAGGCAGATGAAGAATTAATTGATCTTGTAAATAGTCTTGTACACGATCATTCTAGTTTATTAAAAGTATTAATAGACGATCCTAAGATAAAGATAGTTTGGACAGACACTCTCAAACAGGATGGAGGTCATGGAAAAGAAAAATAGAAGAAATAAAAAAGAGTGGAAGTGGAATCGAACTGTTAAGGATAGGTACAAAAAGAGGAAAAGAATTTATTATGCAGAAGATACAAGGCGAACCAGAGATAGTGAAGGAAAGCAACGACCACTTCAAAGCATGGAGTAAGGTTCATCTTTCTGTGCTAGAAGCATGGACTTCTAAGGAATGGAAGTTGTATAATAAAAAGAAGGATAGTTATTTTTTATATCCTTATAAGTGGACGATGATAGCTGCTGGAAAAACTGAAGAAGAAGCAACAGAAAATGCAAAGGATATTATTTCTAGATATAGAAACTGATGGATTAAATGCTACAAAGATATTCATCTGTGTATGTAAAGACAAAGAGAAAGGAACTGTTACCTACCATACTGGAGCAAAGACATTTAACAGATTGATTGAGGAGTATGATGTTCTGGTAGGACACAACATACTTTCGTTTGATGCTCCTGTTCTTAATAGACTATGGCAATCTGATATAGGATTATCAAAGATACAGGATACTTATATTCTTTCCTGTCTATTTAATCCTGATAGAGATGGTAGACATTCTCTGGCAGCATGGGGAAAGAGAGTAGGTCTACATAAAATTGATTATAATAACTTCTCACATTTTACTCCAGAGATGTTAGAGTATTGTGAGAATGATGTGCATGTTACACATAAGGTCTATGACTTTTTGATGAACACTGAGAGACGAGATTTCTCTGATAAATCAATAGCTTTGGAGCATAAGATAAGGTATGTTCTTAACAAACAGGAGAGTAAGGGCTTCTATCTGAACACTGAGAAAGCACACAAACTTATGATGGAAGTGCTTAATCAAGCAGAGGAGATAGAGAATAGTGTACTGAGTAAGGTTTCTTTAAGAGCTAGATTAATAAAAGAAATAGTACCTAAGATTAAGAAGGATGGTACACGTTCTAATGTAGGGCTGAAGAATTATGATAATGTTGTTGGTCCTTTCTCTGCCTTTGAATATGAGAAGTTTAATCTTGCATCGCCTAAACAAATCATTGAGAGACTAAATCAGTATGGCTGGAAGCCTGTTGAGTTCACACCCAAAGGCTCACCTAAGATCAGTGAGAAAAACCTAGAGACTATCTCTGCCTCTGCTCCAGAGGAGATCAAGAGGCTTGCAGAGTGGAAGATGCTGAAGACCAGAGCCAAGACGATTGAAAGCTGGCTAGACATTGTTGATGAGAACAATAGAGTTCATGGTAAGGTAATAACGATGGGTGCTGTGACAGGACGTATGGTTCATGCAGACCCTAACATGGCTAACATCGTGGCTAACTATAAACCATATGGTAGTGAGTCTCGTTCCTGTTGGACAGTGCCTGATGATAAGCATGTACTGGTAGGTATGGATGCCAAAGGTCTAGAGCTTAGAATGCTGGCTCACTATATGAAAGATGATGCATATTCTCATGAGGTATTAGAGGGTGATCCTCATACTTATAATCAGGAACTGGCAGGTTTACCTACTCGTAATGCAGCTAAGACTTTTATATATGCTTTTATCTATGGTGCAGGTAATCAGAAGATAGGTTCTATTGTAAATGGATCATCCAATGATGGTAAGAATTTACGAGATAAGTTTCTGTCTGGTCTACCTAAGTTAGACAGTCTTATACAAAGTGTACAACGACATGCTTCCAGAGGCTACATAAGAGGTATAGATGGTAGAAGAATATTTATTAGACGTTCTCATGCCGCCCTAAATACTTTACTGCAAGGTGGTGGTGCCATATGCTGTAAGCAATGGTCTATATTTCTTGATGATGAAATTAAACGTAGACAACTCAGAGCATATCTGGTAAACACTATTCATGATGAGCAGCAGTATGAAGTTCATGTTGATGATTCGGAAGAGCTTGTCAGCATTGCTGATCCTTGTATGACTAGAGTATCAAACTTTTTTGAAATGACTCTTCCCTTAAATGCAGATGCAAAGATAGGAAAAACATGGCAGGAAACTCACTAGGTAAAACCAAGAAGTTTGATCGTGCTTTATATAATAGATCAGATAAAAAATCTAAAGATGTTATCGTAAAGTATCTTCGATCTAAAAAGCATATCATAACTAATGTTCAAGAGAAATTTTCTTGTGATATAGAAAGTATATCTGAAGACGGTACAGTTTGTTTTTCAGAAACAGAAATTAAATATGGATGGAAAGGAGAGTGGCCTAAACATTGGGTAAACGTAAGAATACCTTATCGTAAGCAAAGACTTATTAATAAGATAGAAAAGAATCTTACATTTTATGTACTCAGGTCTGACTGTAAAGAGTCTTGGGTTATTACTGATACTGCATTAAAGAATTATGCAGATATAGAAGAGATGCCTAACAAGTATGTACCAGAGGGAGAGAAGTTCTTCTGTATACACGTTAGTCATATACATAAAATAGTTCTTGACAATACTAATTAAGTGTAGTAGAGTAGTATATTATCAACACAATATAAGGAGACTAACATGATGGCTGCACAGAAAGAAACTGCAATCATTTCAGGCAAAGCTTTTTGGACTAAGCTCAACCGTAAGGATGAGTACTCCGATAAGTACCAATTAGACGTAGGTGATCTTTCTGAAAAGAGTAAAGAGGTCTTGACTTCTCATGGAGTTAAACTAAAGAACAAGAATGATGATCGAGGTGAGTTTATTACTGCTCGTACTCAGTATCTTGTTTCTGTTATTGACTCCGATAAGAAGGTTATTGATTCAGATACTCTTATTGGTAATGGTAGTAGCGTTAGAGTAAAGGTTGACTTCAACAAGACACATCCTTTTGTTGAAAAGTATGGTACGTCCATGTATCTCAAGAAGGTACAGGTGACAAAGTTAGTTGAGTATGGTGGAAATGACTTTGACGACGATGACGATCTAATTTAGTCGTCATATCAGGGCTTGTGATGAGCAATATTAATTTCGGAAATGCTCGTATGATCAAGGAGCATAGTGGGCGAGGGAGTGGGCAACTATGCACATATCTACTTTAGTAAACGACATCTATGACAGAGTTGCATCTACTAAGAGAGTCTCTAGAGATAATCTAGAGGCTTTCTTGGAAGGTGTTTCTGCTGTTCTTATTCAACACCTAGAGGAAGAAAGGAATACATCCAGTGAAAAACGTATTAGAATGTCTTCAATCGGCAAGCCAGACCGTAAAATCTGGATGGAACTTAACGGTCCAAAGGTGGAAAGAGCGTATCAACCATCTACTCTCATCAAGTTTCTCTATG